GGGTGGTACATCTTGCACACCAGCGGCAAAGTGCCCGTGGGCATTGCGGGGTGCTGGAAAGAACCAGTATTTGAGAGCAAGTGGGTGGCAGACACCGGCAGAACCATGTCGTTCACCGAAAGGTTTGAACACGACAAATGGTTGGCCGAGGTCAGGGCCAAGAAAGAAGCTGACCGGCTAGCAAGTCAAGCCGTGGCGGCAGAACGTGCCGAGGATGAGGTTGGCACCTATGCTGATGCAAGTGACGACCATCCGTACCTGGTGCGTAAGCACGTTAGCGCGCATGGCATCAAGATTGATCGGGCGGGGCGGCTAGTCGTGCCAGTCATTGATCAGTCGGGCGAAATCCTGTCCTACCAAACCATTGACGCTGACGGCAACAAGCGATTTCTGAAGGGCGGGAAAATCGAGGGCGGGTTCTTTGAACTGCGCGGTAACCGCAAGATTGTTTTTATTGGCGAGGGCTTCGCCACCTGCGCATCTATCCATGAGGCCACCGGCTACACGGTTCTGGTGGCGTTTGATTGTGGCAACCTAGCCAAGGTGGCCAAGAGCGCCAAAGAAATGTTCCCCGGCTCCAAAATCATCATTGGGGCGGATAATGATCAGTTCACCGAGGGCAACCCCGGCGTGACCAAGGGCCGTGCGGCGGCGGCTCTGGTCTTCGGCGAAATCGTTTACCCACAATTCGGCGACTCGGACATGGTGGACAACAAACCAACGGACTTCAACGACCTGCATTGCCTGCAAGGTCTGGACGCCGTGAAAGAACAGATCGAGCGCGTGGCCGGCCCCTTACGGGACAAGTTGGCCTTTGAGTTCTCGCGCATCGACAGCCTGCAACTTAGCCAGATCAATTGGATCGTTGACGACTACATTGAGAGTGACTCCCTCGCCCAAGTCTTCGGCGACCCGGGCGGCGGTAAGTCATTTGTCAGCATCGACATTGCCTGTTGTGTGGCCACCGGCCAATCATGGCATGGCCATGAGGTCAAGCAGGGTAGCGTGTTCTACATTGCCGGCGAGGGCCACAACGGCCTAGCACGGCGGTTCAAGGCGTGGGAACTCGGCAACGGCCAAACCCTGAACGGCGCGCCCCTGTACAAAAGCCACCGGGCAGCGCAACTGTACGACGCCACCGAGGCGGCGGTTGTGGCCGAATCCATCAAAGAGTTGTCCCAACAGGCCGGCACCGTGCCAAGCCTGATCATCATTGACACCCTAGCGCGTAACCACGGCGGTGATGAGAACAGCACCCAAGACATGAACGCGTTCATTCAGCACCTGGACACCTACCTGCGCCAACCATGGAAATGTTGCGTGTTGGTTGTCCACCACTCCGGCGTCGCTGACAAAGACCGCAGTCGCGGGTCAACGGCCCTCAAAGGCGCGCTGGATGCGGAATACCGCTGTCAGTTGGATTCCGGCACCAAGACCATTGCCTTTGAATCCAAGAAGATGAAGGACGCGGAAATGCCCTCTTCCAAGAACTTCCAGATCACCCAGGTTGACCTGCCCATTCAAGACAAGCACGGCAACGCAGTCAAGGGGGCATATCTCACCGCGGTGGACATCTCCGGCCTGATGAGCAACGTCCAAAAGCGCACCGTTTTGTCCGGCAACCAACGCATGGCCCTGAACTGCCTAGTGGCCATCGAGGCCAAACGGGCAAGCGATGGGGTCGAAGGGTTTGCCGCCATGGTGGACTACGACGAGTGGCGGGAAAGCGCCAAAGAACACGGGCTGAATGCCCGACGGTTCAAAGAATGCACCGAGGCATTGATCAAAAAGGACATGGTTTTGGAGAACTCCGGCGTGTACCGAAGCGTTCCCAAGGCACCAGAAGGGGCGGGGGAATGATTCATTACCACGGTTTGCCAATTACACCAGCGACAGTTGCGGTCAAGGCCATTGAGAATGGCCATGCGTTCGTTTCGTTTGCCCATTCTGACCAGTTGTCCACCGCCATTGAGGTGGCGCAATCTTTTGCTATAGATAACGGCGCGTTCTCGGCTTGGAAATCAAGAAAACCAATCCAAGATTGGCAACCTTTCTACGATTGGGCGCTGAACCTGAAAAAAGTCCCTTCATGCGACTTTGCCGTGATCCCTGATGTGATTGACGGGAGCGAGGCAGACAATGATGCGCTGCTCAAAGACTGCCCATTGCCCACTTGGTTTGGCGCGCCGGTTTGGCACATGCACGAGTCATTGGAACGGCTAGAACAACTGGCAAATACCTATGTCAGGGTCTGCATTGGCAGTTCAGGGGAATTTGCTACCGTCGGCACAGAAGTCTGGTGGGTCAAGATGGGCCAAGCCATGCGGGCAATCTGCGACGACATGGGCAGGCCAATGTGCAAACTTCATGGCCTGAGGATGCTAGACCCTGCCATATTTACCAAGTTGCCATTTGCATCAGCTGACAGCACCAATATCGGCAGAAATGTCGGCATAGACCTGAACTGGAAAAACGGCAACTACCCGCCCCCGACAAAAGAAGCCAGGGCGCAAGTCATGCGGTCAAGGATTGAAGCACACAACGCCCCAGCAAAATGGAATTTTTATCAACCCATGGAACAAGGAACACTTCTATGATTTTCGCCCTAATTGCCTACGCCGTCGCTATGACCATGGCCAACCTGCTAGTCGCCACATTCGGCCCAGCAATCAGCCCAATCAACGCGTTTTTCCTGATTGGACTCGACCTTACTTTGCGCGACTGGCTACACGTTCGCCTAAAACCATGGCAAATGGGAACCCTGATTGTCAGCACGGGCGCACTCACCTACCTCCTAAACCCAGCCGCCGGCATGATCGCCGTGGCTTCGGCCATGTCGTTTTTGGTGGCAGCATTGGTTGATTGGGCCGTGTTCACCAAGGCCAAAGGAACCTGGGTCAAACGCGCCAACGTGTCCAACATTGCCGGGTCAACCATCGACTCCCTGCTCTTTCCAACCATTGCCTTTGGCGTTCTGATGCCACACATTGTGGCCATGCAATTCGTCGCTAAGGTGCTTGGAGGGGCGGTTTGGAGCGCCATACTGATGTACCGAAGCGTACCGAAGCGTACCGAAACCAGCTAAAAATGGGGCGAAAATCGCCAAAAATGAGCAAGAGCCATGCCAGCGATGTACCGAAATGTACCGAAATGAAAAAATATTTTCATGTCGAATGTACCGAAACGTACCGAAATGTACCGGATTCGGTACGTCGGTACAGGGCAAATGTACCGAATCATGTACCGAAATGTACCGAAACGTACCGAAATGTACCGGGTCAACCCCCCTTCGGTGTACCGAAACGTACCGGGTGTGTCTATAGACACACCCCGGTTCGGTACAAAAGGGGTTTCGGTACATCCGTACTTTGGGCAGGGAGTTGGGCAGGGGATTGGGTAAGGTGGACTGATGATTGAAGTTGAACTGGACATGAAGATTGTCAGCGTGGCCAACATGCGGTTGCATTGGGCGGCAAAGGCACGGTTGACTAAGAGTCAGCGGGAAAGGGCTAGAAAGGCGCTGGAGGCCGTGGCGAGGTTTGGGGGCGTGGATGCCTTGCCGGTGACTGTGGTGCTTACCAGGGTGGCTCCAAGGCGCTTGGATGGGGATAACCTACAGTCTGGGTTTAAGGCGGTCAGGGACGGAGTTGCTGACTGGCTTGCCGTGGATGATGGCCACCACCTGGTGGATTGGCAGTACAAACAGCGTTCCGCCGGGCCAAAGGTCTACAGGGTTGAAATTGAGGTGATAACATGACCGAATGCGGGAATGTTGCAGTTGCCGCATTTTTGCCGGGGGCTGTTAAGTCAGCCATCGAGGATGTCGATGCCAACGGTTTTCTGACTTTCCCGTTGGCCATGTCAAAGACCGAATCGAAGCCCCCGCGTTTTTTGGAGGAGTTTACAAGTGTCTGAAAACTTGGATGTTCAGCCTGTGGCTGAGAAAAAGATTGGTCGGCCAGTTGTTTTTGGCATCACCAATCCCTGTTGGCAAATCATGTGCGAACAGATTTCGGAAGGCAAAAGCCTGAGCAGCGTCATCCGAACCGAACCCAACATGCCGTCGTACTACACCGTCATGTTGATGCTACGAAATAGCCCAGAATTCCGTGCAATGTACGAAAAGGCTATCGAGAACCGAGCCGACCGCCTTGCCGAAGAAATTCTGGAGTTGGCGGACGAGGAAATGCCAGCGCATCTAGAAGGCCCAATGGCCTCAGCCTGGGTTCAGCAGAAACGGATGCAGGTGGACGCTAGAAAGTGGGTCGCTGCCAAACTCAAGCCCAAAGTCTATGGCGACAGAATCGACGTTGCCGTGACAGACACCCGCATTAGCGTTATGGATGCGCTCAAAGAAGCCAAACAACGCGTGCTGAACGACGAGAGCAACATTGTGGATGTTGAGGCAAAGCCTGCGGCAGGTGTGCAGAATTAGGAGGGTTTGGGCGATTTCCGCCCCCTTTTTGCAGAACTACGCGTACGCGCTTACACGTTGCTTACAAGCAACAAAAACACCGCCAAACCGCCGATTTTCAAATACGATTTCCATTATGTTAAGTTTCGCCTCGGCAATCCACAGCTTATACAGGCCGAAACCGACAATCGGCTAGTTATGCACAGCTTGCGTGAATAACCCAGACTAAAACCCTGTGGACAACCGCCATCCCCCGCGCCTGGCCGCGTGGCCGGGGGGGGGTGGGGCCGGCGGGGAAGGGCCACGGGAACGGTAGCCCCGCGAACATTTTTATTTTTATTTTTTCAAAAATCCATTACCATCCACCCCAATGCAAACCACCATCTACAAACCCGAAGATGAGCAAGAGCTTATGGCCACAATCTGGAGTCCCCAGATTGCTGACGACCCAGAAGCGTTTGTGTTGTTTGCTTTTCCCTGGGGTCAGGAGAACACTCCGCTTCAGCATTTCAAGGGGCCACGCAAATGGCAGCGCGAGGTGCTTCGAGAGATCACGGAACACATCAAGCGCCAAAAGGGGCTGATTGATTTTGAAACGCTAAGACAAGCCGTGTCGTCTGGCCGTGGTATCGGCAAGTCCGCCCTAGTTTCTTGGCTCACCATTTGGATGTTGTCTACCCGGATAGGGTCAACGACGATTATTTCGGCCAACTCGGAGGCTCAATTAAGGGCGGTGACATGGGCTGAGATCACGAAGTGGTTGGCCATGAGCATTAACAGCCATTGGTTTGAGGTGTCGGCGACCAAGGTGGCCCCGGCTAATTGGCTGACTGAGTTGATCGAGAAAGACCTGCGCAAAGGCACCAGGTATTGGGCGGTTGAGGGCCGGTTGTGGTCGGCTGAGAACCCCGATTCGTATGCGGGGGTACACAATCACGACGGTGTGATGGTGATTTTTGATGAAGCGTCGGGTATTGATGACGCGATTTGGTCTGTGACGGCTGGTTTTTTCACGGAAAACACGCCAAACCGCCTTTGGCTGGCGTTCTCCAACCCCCGGCGCAATACGGGGTATTTTTACGAGACTTTTCACTCCAAGCGTGATTTTTGGACGACCAAGGTGGTGGACGCACGCACGGTGGAGGGCACGGACAAGCAGGTTTACCAGAACATTATTGACGAATATGGCCAAGATTCTGCCCAGGCGCATGTGGAGGTGTATGGTCAGTTCCCTTCCGAGGGCGACGACCAGTTCATTCCGGCGAATATTGTGGATGAGGCCATGAACCGGCCCAAATACAAGGATCAGACCGCCCCGATCATCATTGGTGTTGACCCTGCGCGCTTTGGCGCTGATGCCACGGTGATTGCTATCAGACAGGGCAGGGACATAGTTAGAATTGATCG